TGGATCTATACTTACATGACTCACAAAACTCTTTCAAAGCAAGAGAGAATAGTGACAGGGTAATGCATGAGGTATGTCACGCTATACTAATAGGAACACCAGACTTTGTATCAGGAGTTCACAACAACATAAACAACAGGTTTACAGTATCTTTTTGGTTTTGGGATAGATTTAAATACACCAAATTCCAATTATCCATAATTGACATCAGAAAATACACAGTATCAAATCGCAGTAGCAATTAACTATTGGGATGATCCAAAAGGGTTAATCAAAATATTAACCAATGACAAGGTATATGAATTTATAACAAAATTCTATGTAATTGATGGCAGATATGAGGGCAGAAATGATGAACCTCAAAGCCATCCAGATTATCTAACAGACCTGGAAAAGATATATTCTAAGATTCATATTGTAAGTATGGATGGAGCAAAACAGATAGACAAAAGGAATATGTACTGGAAACTAGCAGGAGCAGATAAAATGGACTATGTGATAGTATGTGATTCAGATGAATATATTGATATCAATCCAAACGTATTTGTCAGTTCGTTACGAACAATAGATGACAGGCCTGAGAAATGTTACCCTATAAAACAACACATGGAAGGTATCACAACCATGAGCAGACCAAGACTATTCAAAGCACCATTCACATTCAGGCATAGACAGAATGAGAAAACCATATCACATGGATCTCTATACGATAAGGATGATACTGAGATTATCAATCAAATGTATATGTGGTTCAAAGACCATCCAAAAAGAGAGATTAACAGCGACAATCAATCAGGCGTAGAAGGTATAGAAATGTGGCACAATAAAGAGTTCAGAAGCAAGGAACGTGTCATAGCAGATAGAGTCTACTACGATGAAACACCTACTAGATAAATAAAAAATGGGGTTAAAGCCCTAAGCTTTGTATGATATAATCGAATTCTTTCTCAAATGTGTTATCTTGTTCATTCTTCTTTACGGTAACTGTACCGTACTTTGAGGTACTGATTAGGTACAAATTCTCTAAATATTTATTGGCCATTCTAAACCACATCATTCCTAGTGGTATCTGTAGAATTTGTGACATAAATACTTCTTCTACCATTGGTCTATATAAACATTATTATGACCAAGTACGGTTCAACAGACGAAATGGAGAAATTAGCATGGGGAGGAACGAAATCTAGTACACCAGCAACAGTAACAACCATACAGAATACTGTAACAGATATGATTAACATTATACTAAACAGGAACAGTGACTTTACAACTGTACCTACAGCAATAGACTCTATTGCTAACCTTACAGGTTCAGAAATCCTTAGAAACTTAGGCAGAAGGACAGAATTGTCAACAGTACAAATACATGACCAATTAGCAGTCTTACTCAAGAATTATATGGATCAAGCACCTCAAGATCAAACCAGATGGGGTAATGTCTGGTACACCTAATGGCTGTAACATTTACTAACTTATCTGGATCAAGAGAAAATTTAGATAAGACAATAAGGGCATTACTTGAAGATAACTGGACAGCATCAAACATCACAGGCACTATCACACCAAACTTTATCAGTGATACTGAAGAACCTGATCAATTAGCAAGAGCAGATGGTGCACAAATAAATGAGATTAGGATTAACTATTCTAGTAGAACAAGATATGAAACAGATACGTTTGAAGTTAATGGAGATGACAAGCACGCATGGGTATGCGAATGTTTCTTAGAAATTCAAGCAGAATCATTACAGATATTATTAGAATTAGAAGATGAAGTACACAGAATCCTATGGCAAAATAGACCAAATGGAGGAACAAGATTACCTAAGAGTGGAGGAGCAGACAGTGAAGTAGCTTTCTTTGAGGATTCAGAACCACCATTTGAACGTTTGGAACCTGAAGCAGATGACGACCAGACACCTACATCTCAAGCAACACTTAAGATGATTTACTACAAGATTAGGACTGCGTAATACTTCTCTATAACAAATTTAGTAGATTAGTGATATGGCAATTTCAGCTCACAATGTAACAACCAAAAGAGATATTGTTAAGGAATTACAATATGTTACAGAAGGAGACAGTGTAGCAACACCATCTTTATACGGAGCAACACCAAGTTCATCATCCTTTACACTAGTTGGAAACAACACCGAGATTAACATTCAACCAGATGTTCAACACATGGATGTATCAGTATTAGGATCAGAAGATGTCATTGAAGCAGTTAAGACACAATCATTATATGCATTTACAATTAAAAATAATCCAATAGATTTATCATTATGGAAATATCTATGGAACGCAAGCGGAGGCGGAGCAGACAGCCCAGACAGTTCATTATCTTTCACTTATTCATTTAACTTAGACGGAACAGAATATTTCCAACACATGAGAGGATGCAGACCAACATCAGGAACATTATCTGTATCAAGAGGAATGTGGGAACAAAACATGACATTTATTGCTAAAGATATTACAGTACCAAACACAACAGATGGTAACGGAGGAACTCCAGTTTATCAAACATCAGAAACCTCATCAGCACCAATAGTACATAGTGACGGTGGAGCAGATCCTTTCACTTGGAACAGTGTAACTTATGGAGAACGTTCATTCTCAACAACAGTAAACAGAAACATGGCAGTTATGGCAGTAAACGGAGAAACTGATATCACTTATACCAAAGCAACTGACAGAAACATTACATACACAACAGATGTATTCAGTGGAACAAATTCAAATGAAACTACATTATACACAGATTATGAAGCCAAAAACGCAAGATCATCAAGTTACAAATTCAATTCAACAGGACCTGTAACATTAACATACGCAAACTGTGTTATCACAGACTATGCATACACTCACGCAGCAGGCTCAGCAGATGCATTAATTGAATCTATCACTGTTAGAGCAGAATCCTGTACTGACCTATAGATTTATATACTATAATACTTTATCGGTATTATGTTTTTAGATACATCTAAGAAGAAATGGATTATTAGAGATTTAGAGATTCCTGTTACAGAGAACGTATCTATGAAAGATATGAAATGGTTTAGAGAGAAAATCAAAGAAGCAGCAGCAAGAGAACAAGCAGGAGATTTAACACAAGCAGAAGCACTACAGACAGATGAAGAATGGTGGGAGAAAACTTGTGAAGTAGGATTAGGAGTATCAGTAGATGACATATTAGAGTCAGGTGTAACCGAACCTGAGTTCAGAGAACTAATGGCGGAGGTATACACTTTTTTAGCAATTTATGGAACGATAGAAAGAGCCAAGCAGTCCGCTTTGTACGAAGTAGAGACGAGAAAGAAAGAAGGCAAGCTTACGAAGACTACCCAGAACTCAAAGAACTAATACCAATGATAACCCTGGTTAGAAATGGGTTTGGATCGTGGACAGAAGTTTTCGCATTAAAAGAGAAATTAGGAATGGAGAAACTAATGGAAATCCAGAATATACTATCTATATTGCAACAAGAGGAAGAATTAGATAGTAGGAGAAGATAATGCCATTAGAAGTAGAAGGACTAGATGAAATCAAACAACAATTCAAAGAGTTCAAATTCAAAGGAGGAAACGTAAAATATAGATTCTTACAGATGATAGGAGAAGAATCATTAAGGTTACTTAGAATGAATACACCTGTAGACACAGGAGCATTAAGAGATGGATGGGTAGTACAACAAAGTGAGAATGGTGTGGATATTATCAATGACCAACAGGACTTGATATCATTTCATACCTTTGGTACTATAAGACACTTGCCTAACCCATTCATTAAAAAAGTCAATGATATTGTTAGAAATATGGTAATGGATAGATTGAAAGAAGCACTACATGAAAATATGAGGGCTTTTAAGAAATTAGGAAAAGGTAGAAGATATCAACAAGTAGGAAGAACTTCAGCAGGATTCACAGGCGGTGTATCATTTGCAGGTAGAGCAACATTAATAAGAGCAGGTACAGGTAGAAGACAATTAAAACGTAGGATATCTCTTAGGCGTAGAAGAGGCTCACAAGTACAAGGAAACCATAAGGTAAAAGTTGGATAATACTTCTTCTACCGTATTTATAAGGTATATTTAACATGGTTAGTAATGATAGTGTTACTTATAGGTTTAGAATAGATTTATCCCAAATGACAGTAGAAGGTCAAAAGGCCGTAGCATTATTAGAGAAATTAGAGAGAGGAGGTCAAAAGGCTGCAAAAGGTATTGATAAAGTAACAGATGCATCAAAGAGGACTAAAGACCAATTAGCAGCATCAGCCATTAACTTCCAGACAGCAACACAAGGTATGCTTAACTTATCAACAGCAGCAGTTCAGACTTATACTTCCATCAGTAACTTAGCCAGGGCAAACAACAGGGCAAAGATGTCCGTTATCGCAGTAGCAAGAGCAGAGGATTTGTTAGCAAACAAGATAGAAAGACAAAACGCATTAAGAGAAGCAGGACAAGCAGGATCACAGAAATACATCAATATCACAAAAGAGATAGCAACAGCACAAGCAGACCTTACAGTAAAACAGGAAAAGATGGTAATCGAGCAAGAAGCAGTAAACGATATCTATATGCTGTTCGCAACAAACGTAGCCAACGTTACAGTATCATCAATGCAGACAATCGCAGTATTAGATAAAAACCAAATAATATTAACCAAAGCAAAAAATGCAGGACAGAGAATAAGTAATTTCTTATCCCTAGATGCAGCAAGAAAAGCATATTCACAAGCCGCAGCAGAGGGAGTTAACTCAGCATCAAAAGGTGTAGCAATAGGAGTAACAGCAAAATTAACAGCAGCAATGTGGGGATTAGCCGCAGCAACAAAAGCAGTAGTAGCATCTAATCCATTATTAATGGCAGCAATGGCAGCAATGACAGTAGCATGGGCTGTTCACGAAACTGACATACTTGGAACTAAAACAGCATTAGATGAATATCTTGGAGTAGAAGAAGACCATCTTAAATTAATGGAACAGGAAAGAAATGCAGCAAACGCATTAACAACAGCTAACAATGATTTGAAAGATTCATACGCTAAACTAACACCTCAAGTTAAACAATATCTTGAAATGCACAGAGATGCATTTATCCACATGGGCGATGCCAGAATGGCAGCCAAATACCAAGCACAACTATTAGGAAAGCGGCCGCAGGATTTTAATTTACCCTCCGTAGGAGGAGGGTTTACACCAACAACAGCAGGAGTAGCAGCATCTACAGCCACAGCAACAGCTACAGCACAAGCAGATATTGGTGGAGGATTATTACCAGCAGCATACGGAGATTCAGCAAGTCCAGCACAAGCAGCAGCAACTCCAGCACCTCCAGTAGATGATGAAAGAGCAGATCCATTCGGAACTCCATTACAAAAAGAATTATACAAAATGTTAAACCCTATTGAACAAAGAGATACTGCTATCGTATTGGCAGCAAGAGAACAAGCAGCAGGAAGAATAGGAAAATCACAAGATTACTTGAATGAAGCAAGAAAACTATTAAACGCAGCAAAGAACTATGTAGACAAACCACAATTATCTCCAGCAGAACAATGGGAACAACGCATGAAAGGAATATCAAGTGATGCATTAGCAGCATCAAGTTTCAAGAGTTTTGCTCCAACAACAAGAACAGTAGGAGCAGCAGCACAAGAATTAAGATTCGGTATCGATATAGCATCAAGAAGAGGAATTGATCCAAAGTCTACAAGAGGACAGGTATTAAACAAAACAGGTAGAGATATAGGATTAATAGGAAATCTAGTAAGTGTAAATGAAGGTATCAGATTAGCTAACTTACAAACAACTATGGCAGGATTCAGTAATACCAAAGGAGGTAAAGCATCATTAGCAATAGCAGCAGTAGGTGGAAACGCTACACAAGCATGGCAAATACCTGAATTTGGAATAAGACCAGAAAGACGTAGACAATTAGACATCAGAGATCGTAATACAAACTTATTAAGATTTGGAGGAAAATTAAGACCTGGATTTTCAATATGGGATGAAGATGCAGTAATAGGTGGATATGGATCAAGAAAGGCATATAGTGATGCAAGCAAGAGGATATTCTATAATGCTGTAGATGAAGCAAACAGAATGATGACTTTCTTCGGTGGAGGAATAGATTCATCAAGAATTAGAGGTAGATCATCATTAAGATCTGAACAAACCAGAGTTAAGAATAGAGCTTTCGTCATCAGAGAAGCCTTAACATTAGCAGGATTAGGATATAGAACTATCAATACAAGAATAGGAAGGAGACCTGATAGATGGAGAGTTCTTAAACTTCAAAGAGATTTAGCAGAGACTATATCATATAACAATAATCAATATGCAAAAGCACAACAAATCAACTTATTAGAACAAGATTATCAATTAAGAGGATTTGTAGGAACTGATATGTCACTACCAAGTCTTCAAGATAGAGTGGCAGCAGAAGATGAAAGAATGAGATCAATAGGTTTAAATAGAACAGAAGCATTTCAAATTATTGATACAGCAGGAAGAGGAAGGGAAGAAATTGACGATAGAATATTATGGAAAGATAGGTTGAACCATATGTCAACAGGAACTAGTGTATTATGAGTTCTCTAACACCAAACTATGATCCGAATCCATTACATCCTAGACTAGTGATAACTAACCTTAGCGGAGGTGCTGCATATCAATTCGAATCAGCACAACTAGTATCAAATCCAACACAGGACTTTAAACTAGAAGCATTGAACTTACATCTTGGAATAGATGATGACTTTGGATTCTTACAATTAGTTATTCACGATCATGATAATGCATTTACTGATTTAACTGATTCTGACAGACCAGGTGTAATAGGTAGAGAATGGGGTGTTCAATTATTCTTAGGCAAAACATTGGCATTAGAAGAAAGATGGTTCTATGGAAAAATAAAAGACTTTGCAGTATCAAGACCAACAACAGGAATACAAACAATATCAATAAACTGTGTAGGATGGGGAATCATATTAAGGGAAAGAATGAGTAGACTAGTTAGAAACCAAGCCAAAACATCAGACGGAATCACATTAGATGACACAGATGATTCAACAAAGATATCAGAGTTACTGTTAGACTTATTCAATGATAAAGACCATTACATAGATGACAATATGACAACATTAGGAAATATAACAGCACAGACATCTACCACAGGAGAAGGTATAGATGAATCTGTAACTAGCGGAAAGATAGCAAACGTAAACTTTAATGTGGCATCATTTGCACAAATCATATCCAACTTATGTGGAATAGCAAATACTACATGGCAAATTAACTCAGATAGAACATTAATAGTTCAAGATCCATCAACAATAGATTCAGGATTCTTGTTTACGAATGATTTGACATCAACAAAAGCTACAACATGGGATTCAACAAAGATAGGATATGTATTAAATGCACCGTTAGAATGGAAGGATTCATCAGCAGATATGCTATACAATTTCGTTCATGGTTTCGGACACTTTAAACCAGGTGTTTCAGTAAGTGAGACTACAACACCAGATGCAGCAGATAACTTGGATTCAGAATGGCACGCAATTCCATTTACTCCTACATCAGATAACATAGTTAAAATTGCAATAAGATCTATCAAGACAGGTACACCAGCAGTAGCAGGAAGCGTACAAATATGGGGAGATACTGGAGGAAGTGGCCCAGATTCAGCAGATGTAAGATGGAAGAAGGCACTTAACGTAACAACATTAAACAAACTAGGAACTACAACACCTGCTAATTGGTTTGAGATTCCAGTTAAACCAAGACTTCAAGTAACACCAGGAGAGCAACTATACATAGTTTTCCCTAAAGTCGGAGATGCAAGCAATACCATATCAGTAAACTATACAGCAGGAAGCGGAACATATTGGGATTCTACAAACGGAACATCGTGGACAAGCAGAACAGGAAAATCATCATACAGAGTATATGAGTCAAGAAGATTAACCACAACTGTAGAAAATACATCAGCATCAGAATTATTACCTGAACTTAGAGAAAGAGTATTTCCTATAAGAGCAGACTTGGAAGAACAAACTGTGAGGGAAACACTAATTGCAGCAGCAGAGGTATTAGGTAAACAAAGAAGAACCTATGGACAAGTTATGATATCTCCTGTAACAGCAAGAATACCATTAGCAACTCACTGTAACTTGGTAGATGTAAAGACAGGATTAGACGTAAGGGCAAACATTACAGGTATAGACTTACAGGCAACATCAGCAGAACAAGGTGTTCAAAGAATTGCATTAACATTGGATGGTTATAGAAGATGAGTGATATATCCAGTTTTGTTAGGAGAGGACAAAGTAACAGTGAGAGTATAAACAAACTTCAAGCATTAATTACACCATTAGCATTTCCTGATCCTGAAGCAGATACATTAAGTGAACGTATCATATTGGCAAGTCCTGTAAGGAAAAGAACATTAACATCATCAACAGGATTAGATATTACTACTGTGGCCACAGGAACCAGAGACAGATTATCAAACACATATACTGTAGTACCTGACACTTCAACACCATCAGCATACGCAGTATCTAATACCACAACAGGAACTATCACATTCGGAGAAGACTCTATAATCAAAGGAGGATGTGGAGGACTATTCAATGGTACTCAATATATTACCATACCAGATGATGCTTCAATAGAATCAAACTCTCCAATAGGATTTATGGTAGCATTTAAAACAGATGGAACACAAGGAACATTAGGATTATACTGTAAGAAAGACGAATCAACATCAACCAATGCAGGAATATATATAGAGATACTTAGAAACAGTGTAGCAGACTTTGAACAAAGTGGCCCGAACTTTGACTCTGGAGATTTCAATACAACCACACAAGCATCAGCAGTAAGGGTACATATAGCAGATGGAACAAATGAAGTAGACTTTACCCAGACAACCACAGCAGATTTATTCGATGGTTCAGTTCATACTATCACAGTAAATATAGCCAATCTATCAGCAGATTTCGATGCTACTGACTTCGATGCCACAGATTTCGATTTAACCACAAACCAGACCATAGAGATATTTGTAGACAAAGTATCAGAGGGAACCACATCAACAGCATCTATTACAGGTAATTTGACTAACGCTAGAGATGCCTATTTTGGAGGTAGAGATAATGGGGGAACAATAGATTCCAAATTACATGGATATGTAGCATTATTTGAACTTCAAAACCATTTATTTACACAGGCAGAAATAGACACATTCCACGATGATGACAGGGTGTCCGTTACGAACCAACTAAACGCCATACATTTCTGTGGGGATGATTCTTCAAGTACGCTAGCAGATGTCTTCTAAATACTTCTCTTTGTCATAAAATATCTAGGATTAATATGACTTTTGAAACTATTACAGGAGCAGTAGCATCTACAGCAACAGTAGTAGGTGGGGAACTTACCAACAAATATAGTAATTTCTTAAACGGTGGAGGCTCTGAAGTAGCCACAATTTATGATGATGATATCTTTATTGTAGATCCAGCAGATTCTACCAAACGTATTAGACTTAACGCAGATGCCTTATCCACATCAACAGATGTTATATGTTCTGTAAAATCAGATAATAATGTAAATCTAGGATGTGTAGGAACTCACGAATTATATATTCCAGCAGGAGCAATGTATACAGTAACAACAAATGGAGCAGATTATACTACTAGAGAATTAGCAACCAATGATGTTATGTTATCAACATTTAACTTTGATACTACAACAGCACAAAAGGTTCAATTTAATTGGGCAACACCTGCAAATTGGGATGCAGGAACCGTTACATTTAAACTATATTGGACTACAACAGGTGGATCAGCATCACAAACCGTAGACTTTGACTTGGCAGGTGTAGCATTTGCCGATGATAATCCATTAGATACAGCATTTGGAACAGCACAAAATTGTACTGATACATGGATAGCCGATAATGATTTACACGTTTCTACTGCTTCTTCTGCAATTACAATAGCAGGTTCCCCAGCAGCAGGAGAGTTAGTTGTTTTCCAATTATCAAGAGACGTAGCAAGTGACGATTTGGGGGTAGATGCAGAAGTTATAGGAGTATTATTAGAATATTCCACAGATGCATCTAACAGCAGTTAGTTGTCTTTACCATTTATGCAACCCTTTTTAGGGCTAGGAAACTCATTACAAACTGCACAAACAGGTGGAGCAGTAGGCGGATGGGTAGAATTAGCAAGAACCACATTAGGAAGTGCTGGAGATAGTATTACAGTTTCAAGTTTAGATGATAAGAGATATTATATGGTTTTAACAGATTTACAAGATACAGGGGGTTCTATTCATGCAGAGATGAGATTAAATGGAGATACAGGTTCAAATTACCATTACAGATACAATAACAATGGTGGATCAGATGTAACAGGACAAGCAACAATAATGGCATTAAACCCTGCTGTTCAAGCATCAGATGTATTTTCTGTGGGATATTTAGCAAATCTTTCATCTAAAGAAAAATTACATATTAATCATTGTGTAAATCAATATGCTTCAGGAGCAGCAACAGCACCTTATAGACAAGAATCAGTAAATAAACACGCACAAACAAGTAATCCTATTAATTCTGTTACTGTCCGTAATGGTGCTGGTTCAGGAGACTATGCCATTGGTTCTGAGTGTGTCGTACTTGGCTGGGATCCAGATGACACGCACACTACCAATTTCTGGGAAGAATTGGCTAGTGTTGAGTTAGGAAGTGCAGATACAGAAATAGATAGTGGAACAATTTCTGCAAAGAAATACTTATGGTGTCAAGCTTATCTAAAACCACCAGGTGCTTCAAGAGTAGGTTACATCAAATTTAACAATGATACAACATCTTATTCTTGGAGAAGGTCAAATAATGGTGGATCAGATGTAACAGGAACAAGTGACTCTGCTATCAGAATGGATGAATCCAGAGCCACAAACAAGTTTGTTAATTTCTTTGTAATTAATAATTCTTCAAATGAAAAATTAGTTTTAGGTCATTCAGTAACACAAAATACCGCAGGAGCAGCAAATGCTCCAGAACGAGATGAGTTTATCGGGAAACATGATGAAACAGGAGCACAGATCACATCAATTCAAATTAGAACTAATACAGGAAATTGGGATACAGGCACAATTCTAAAGGTATGGGGTTCTGACTAATGGCATGGGCTAAGAACGGAACACCCGACACATTGGGAAGTGCAGGAGATACTTTATCTATTTCTGATTTAACAGAAAAACAATTTGAGTTAATTTTATGTCATGTTATTTCATCAGGAACTACTAATAGTCAAATGAGATTTAATAATGACAGTACAAACGAGTACGCTAATAGACAATCAGATGATGGAGCGGCAGATGGCACACAAACTTCAACTACTGGATTGACAGATAATGGTTCACCAGCGGCAGATATTTTTATTGTTACTTATCTAATTGATGTTTCAGGTGAGGAAAAATTAGCGATGCAATTTCAAATTAATCCTGTCACAGCAGGTGCAGGTACAGCTCCATCTAGACGAGAACAAGTATCTAAGCACGTTCCTAGTGAAAATACAATAACACAAGTGGATTTTATTAACGCAGGAGCAGGAGATTTTGATACAAGTTCAAACCTTTCAGTAATAGGAACAGATTAATCATGGATTATTGGGAAGGAAAGAATCAAGGGGATTATTATCTATGTGACAGATGTAACGTAGCCAAGTTAAGTGAGTATGAATATGAGGGTAACTACAACCCAGACAATGACAACAGATATTGTCAGGAATGTGCAAACTGGATTATCCTAAAACATTACAAGTGTGAATCATGCGGAAATTCAGGATCTCATAGAAGTGAGAGAATACTTCCTTTGACCTGTCAGTGTGGAGAAACCTTATGTTTAAAGTAGACAGAATCGATACAGCAGATTCATTCTTTACTAAATTCGTGGTAGAATCAGATAAAGGACAATTCCAAGAATTTAATATTCCTGTATGGGATGCAGATGAATTTGAAGCTAAAGTACAAGGATTCACAAACATAGACTTTAACAATTTTAAAGAAAAGGCAGGAAAGAGCAATGCACGACCTAGCCAATAAACTTTATGACTCGATAAGTCTATCACAAGGTATTAGTCCAAATCCTGTATCAGTATCTTACGAACCAGGTACAGAACATATCGCAACCAAACATGATGTCTGGACAGTATCAGGATGGAAAGAGAATGAAGTACAGTTTAAGGGCAGCCATATCATAGACCAAATAGAGAAACTACAGTTAGAGATAGCAAACGATTTGGTAAACAACAAGAACACAGCACCAAGACCAACATACTTTGAGAACGTAGATAACGTATTAACATTAATCGGATTAACAGAATCAGCAAAAAGAGATACAGGAGAAGTCTCTACAACATTGACACATAACTCTATTGGTACAGGAAGTACAGCAGCAACAGAATCTGACACTGATCTTGAAACAGAAGACACAGGAGGATCTTATGCTAGATTAGCTTATGCATCAGCAGGACAAAGAAAAGTAGCATCACAAACAGCAAAGTATGGAATGGTATGGGATGACTCTACAGTTAGTGCAGCAGGTGTAGTTATCACAGAATCAGGAGTACATTGGCACGTATCTAACGCTAACTCAATTCACGCTAGAGTTACATTTACAGCATTTACCCTATCAGCAGGGGATTTATTCGTAACACAAATTAACGAACTACATCAAAACGGTTAAATATAATTAGTTCGTAACGAACGGTATGGCCAAGAAATTATCAGGTATTGCATACGGACAAAGAAATTTACAAAAAGGACAGAACGATACACAGATACTGATAGGCTTGAAAAGGTTTATTAAGGAGGAGTTTGGATTAGATTTCAAGAGGGAATGGTATGTCGGATTTGATAAAGAATATGGAAACTTATGCAGAATTAGTGAATCGGTTGGTAGAAAAGAGCTCGAACGATTTAAGTGGAAAAACCCAGACTTGCTGTGTGTCTCTGACCAATTCGGAGTTATTATCGTTGAGCTTGACGGTGCAGTCCATGATAGAAAAGTACGAAAAACTACAGAACGAAATGTCTTGTTTCGAAACGCAGGTATCAAACTTATTGTCCTTAACATTGCAGACATTAAAGAATTCGGAGAAACAATCCAAGACCATCTAGCACAGGAGATGAAAAAACTACTTGGACAATATTGAGGCATTTGTTTTTGAGGACAGACTAAGAAGAATTACAGAAGGTAAGATTAAGGAAAAACATATATTAGACTATTACAAACATAACATTAAACATTTAAATAAGAGTACATTATAACATTAACGTGGTCAAGCAATGTATAGGTATCTGTAACAGATACAAATCAGAATTTGTGAAAAGACCAATTTATAATAATCATAGAAGATGCACAAAGTGTGAAGTCTATTATTCATTAGACAAAGTAATATGTCCTTGCTGTAAAATCATCACACGTTCAAAACCACACAGCAAGTGTAACAGAGAAAGATATATAAATAAGGAGTACGATATACAATCATGCAAGTTATAGAGAACGGAGACGATCCAGTAAGGCTAATGAAGCTTGCTGAGTTAAGACCAACAGATGAGAATCAGAATGATATTTTATTACAGACTATAGTAGCAGGTTCTAGTGAGGTAGAACACTATTCAAGATTTGTAGTATTCAAATGTAGTAACTGTACCAATGAGAAACAGTTTACACATCTTGAAGACTTTGATGACTGGAGAGATATGCCAACTAAAACAATATGCAAGGACTGTAACATACCAATGTATATCCATCAGAATACAAAAGGACAACTAAGAAAGGTACTACTTACAGAGCAAGGCGTAGCAAACCCAACACATCTAACAGGGTTCCTATATGGAGATGATATTAATGAATTGAATCCAGGTGTAAAACTAAACATGAGAGGAACACTTAGATCAAGAAAAAAGAACCCAAAGGATCTAACATATCATAGACACTTTGACGTAATGAAATTTGCAAAGACAGATGACAAGCCTATCATACCAACAGAAGAAGAGATAGCATACTTTAAGGATTTGGACAAGACCAAACTCATATCATCTTTTGCTCCACACATTTACAATATGGTAGATATCAAGGAGGCCTTACTGCTAACTTGTCTAGGTGGAGTAGAGACAGATACAGCAAGAGGAGACATAAACACATTACTACTAGGAGATCCAGGTGTAGCCAAGACTCAATTACTAAAGTTCGTAACGAACATTATACCAAAGTCAGACTATGTATCAGGTAAATCCGCTAGTGGAGCAGGGTTATTCGGCGGTGTAGATAATCTTAGTGACGGAACTCGTATAGGAAAGCCGGGATCCGTAACACTATGCAATGGTGGAATAGCAGCACTAGACGAGATAGAAAAGATGAACGACTCTGACAGAACATATTGTCACGAAGTCATGGAGTCACAGAAATTTAGTCTAAGAAAGATAGGCATTGATATTACATGGGAGGTCAAGGTAGCAATCATTGCAGCAGGTAACCCAAAGAAAAGCAGATGGAACCCAGAGTTATCTATCAATGAGAATGTCACATTGCCTGAATCAATCATGTCAAGATTCGGATTAATATTCTTGGTAAGAGATACTCCAGAAAAAGGAGAAGACTTACTAATAGCAAAACATATAATGAAGGTAAGAAGAGGAGAACTCAAACCAGAGTTAGATGCAGATATGCTAAAGAAATTCATAATATATGCAAAGACAATAAACCCTGTAATACCTGAAGAGGTAGATGATATCTTATTGAAATGGTGGAGTGATCTTAGAAAGGAAGATCAAAAAGAGGGAGGATTAGCAGTAGATATCAGAACGTATGAGGATTTGATAAGACTAACACAAGCATACGCAAGATTACACTTAGATGAAACAGCAGAGATAGGACACGCAAAGAGTGCCATAGAAATGCTAAACACATCATTACACACACTAGGTATGAATACACCAGGTCAAAAGAACGCAAGCATTGCAAACTCATTTGACAAAACAGGATATATCCAACACGTATTCAAAGAACCTGTAACAGAAGCACAGGCAATATCAAAACTTATGGAGAAATCAACATGGTTCCCAACAGAAGAATCAGCATTAAGACAGATAGCCAAACTTAGATCAACAGGAAACCTATTAGACAGTGGAGGTAAATACTCATGGATATAGAAAGAGTATGGGCAATGCCTAACAAACGAACATTCCAAATCAAACCTATTGCTCAACTAATCAAAGAGGAGATAGGAGATGAGTATATTGATCCATTTCCATTTGAAGGTAAAGTAGAGTGTTTTGATTATTATAAAACATTACAAGATGAATCTGCTATGTATGGAGTGTTAGATCCTCCATATACAAAAAGACAGGTATCAGAACATTACAAAAAGAACGGTGGTATTTGCACAGGATGGCATACATCAAGTGGATGGATAGCCAAAGTCAAAAATGAAATGGCTAGAGTGATAAAACCAAATGGCAAAGTAATTACATTTGCATATAACTCTGGAGGAATGGGTAAAAGTAGAGGATTTGAATTAACCAGAATATTATTAGTTGCTCATGGTGCAGAGCATAATGACACAATATGTACTGTGGAGAGAAAAATTGGGTAAGTTAGCAGATGCCATAAAGGAATACAAGACTAGTCCTTTTAATAGTCCAGCAGAAAGAGAGGCTAAGGAAATAATCATACAGATAACAGAGAGTCAATGGTGGAAGGACAACGTAGGTAGTGAGTTCAAGTGGCCCAAGAAATATGATCCTAAAGCAAAACAGTTTGGTTTTAGATATCCAGAGTTTATTCAATTCGGTAACTTTATAAAACCTAGGCATGAGTTTTGTGAAAGATGTGGATTAGATAAACAAGGTTTATTAACAACAAATAAAGGGAGAATGTTGTATGCGAAACTTAACTGTTCCTGAGATACAAGCAAGATTTAATAATCATCAAAAGTTACATAGATTTGAAGTAGACAAACTGTTTGAAAAGGTAAAGCATAAACCATTTACTGAAATGCAATACAGATATTTAGAGATAGGGATAAGACACCAATTCATATATGACATAGAGACATCAGACTTTAGCCCAGACCAAAACTTTATCATTTGTTATCATGGTATATTAAGGGATATTGTGACAGAAAAGATAGAACAGGTACAGGACAGCATAACTAAAAAGGACATTAAGAAAGCAGTAGACGAACACAGTTTTGATTTTGATTACAGATTACTACAGACACTATCACATAATATGAAACAGGCACATCATGTTATTGGACACTTTTCTACAAAGTTTGATAACCCATACTTTAGATCAAGATGTCTAATTACAAAACAATATGACTTGATTCCTGACTATGGGTATCAGTTCTATGGAGATACCTGGAGAATGATGAAGTCAACAATGAAAGCCAAGAGGAACACATTGAAGAACTTTATTACACAAACTACAGGTAAGGATGAAAAGACATTTGTAGACTTGAAATATTGGTATATCACTCACTTTAAAGACCATAAACTATGGGATAAGGCAATGTCATATATCATAGACCACTGTGTCAAAGACGTAAACATGACTTATCAAGGACTAAGAAAGGCTGAACTCTTCAACAATATCCAGAGGGCTAAGGCATGATAGGACTATGTAATGGCTGCTGGTCATCAGGGGAGATAATTACTTTAGATAAACGAGGTCTACCTAAATGTGGTAAGTGTCACGATAAGGAAATGGAGCAATGTAAATGTCAATAAGAATAAACATAGAAGAGAGTGAAGTGCATGGGGAATTTCATCCACATGACGGAACTACAGATATATACCTAGCAGGCCACATGACAGAATGGGGTTTAATAGACACTCTAGTCCATGAAGCCTTACATGAGGCAATAGATATATGCATGGATGACAAAGAAAGCACAGAAAAACAGGATCATTTTATTATACCACGACTATGTTTTTAGATGATTACGAGTGGGCACGTTACATATTTTGGTTAAATGTCGATAGCAAGGGAAATAAAACAAAGGCTGGCAAAAAAGTATTACAAAAATAGATGCTTTGTATGTCACAAGAAACTAGGCAAGTTCTTTGCCTTCCACCATTTATGGTATCTCGAAGAGGATGCAATCTACAAGAACTTTAGGAACACCAACGACTATCATAAGGCATTAGAAGGGTTTATTAATGATAACCCAAAACGATTTATATTATTATGTCGAGCACATCATCATCTAGTAGAATGGGCAGCAAGTATCAAAGACGAGTCCATGTGGAAGAGGTTTGTTAAGGCAAGGAAGATGACATACACATGACAGAATTTAGAATAACAGGAGAACAGGGAGGAATAGTAGAAGCAGTCATTAAACCTGAAGAACCTAAAGAAGCAGCAATGTGGTTATTGTATCTATTGTCACATGATAACTTTGTAGTAAAATATAACCTGAAAAGAAACAATAGCGGTAAGGTAAAGGTAAAGATATACTTTGCAAAGAAACAGGGATATCAACAAATCATTGCAGACACACAGTTAAAGATAGCGAAACTTTTAAATAAGGGTTAATTATATCTTTCCACATGGGAGAGAATAATTTCATAGACAAGACAACAAGTCTTAAGACAGTAGAGAGAGTTAAATTCAAACTCTGTCCGTTCTCCAAAGGCAGTAAGGTAGAGATTACATGGGCTTTTAATCCAGAAGATCCTACACATATAGACCAATTCCTGGAGGAAGATGAAAACAAAAACGAGATTCTTATGGCCCTAAATGGTTTTAAGAAACTTGCAGAAAACAACTTAGGTGCGAAAATCCTTACAGATGAGTAACATTTAAATATCCTTTTTTTTATTATAATATTATGGGAGCAAGAAAGATAAAATTCTGTGCATACCCTGGATGTGAAAAACATTGGGATGCATACGGAGATAGAGGATGTGGAAATAAAAAATGGTGTGAGGAACATGGTTTAGAGATCAGAAGAAAAGCAGGTAGACAGTATTACTGGAAAAATAGAGAACAATGTTTAACATCACATAATAAATGGAGAAAAGAAAATCCAGATAAATGGAGACAATCACAGAGAAATTATAATAAAAATCACAAGGAAGAAAATTCAGAATATCAAAGAAAATATTATTTGGATCACAGAGAAGAACGTATCAACAAGTATAGTACAAGTAAGGAATATATCACAGCAAAGAACTTGAAATATTATCGTAAGAACAGAGATGCTATCCTAGCCAAGCGTAGAGAAAGATATCACAAATCAAAAGATTTAAATAAGGGATAATATAATACTATGCAATGATTACAAAGAAAGAGGGTGCAGAAGATAAATGCCCTTCCTGCAAACAAAATCTAGTTTGCCGTGAAGTTGAATACAAAGGGGATAAGAAACTTCAATGGCAATACGAAGATAAAGAAGTCGCACATTTTTCATACGACTTCAAGTCAGGGAAATCAGCCTGTAAGGAATCGAGCGGCTCCGCACAGACAGGCAACACATCATCTGCACCAACAACAGACAAAATCAACTTGGATGGATTAGCCCTACCAGGTGATCAGATCGCGGCTATTACACAGGAAGCAGCCGAACTAACAGAGAGGCAATTAGTTATCCTTGCCGCAGTTCAAAGAGTGTGTAATAACGCAGGAATCGGTCATCCTGCAACCATTGGTATGGTATTCAACCAAGTCAATGAAACACGCAGATACAAAGGCGTATAGTGTAAAAGTTTATATACTATAACCTTTTCTTTTTTTTATATATGAATCAAGAAGCACAGAATCTTATCGATAAGATTAGTAAAATTTCTGATTCTGTCAAGAAGGATATAAAGCCTTTGGTACAGAAACTAGCAAAGAACCTAGCAGATAATATAGACAGTCATGAGATAAAGAACATGGCCAAGATAGAAGGTATCAATGATCCTGAGATAAAAGATGTGGCAAGAATCCTAAACAGACTAAGAAAGAAATATAATTGGTCATTTGGCAAGACAGCATTATACACTTACGTTCAACCAGAATACAAGGATGCAGAAGTAGACAAGGGATATGATGCACCTGTAAGAGTAAACGACAATTACATAGAATCTCATATTGATGAGTTAAAAGAAAAGATTAAGGAATATGAAAGAAAGAACACACCTGCAAAGGATATTATCACTAAAGCAAGAATACCAGACATGGAGAAATATACATGGAAATGCCACGTAGCAGAGGAATTGGCAATGTTGGCTATCAAGATGGAGAATGAACATGAGGAGAAACATGAGGATAAACTATGTAAAGACTATAGTAAGAAAGTCAAGATGGTACGTGACTCTAGGTTTGCTACAGATGCAAACAGTTATGATGCTATCCTATTAGGTGCAAACAGTACACAAAGTCTAAAGAACAGTATCTCAGGAGAATGGGAGTTTAAGACAGTATGGGAAGTCAAAGATGATGAGGATAAATGCAGGGAATGTATTCATGAGAACTGTAGAGCAGAGAAATGTAAACACGAATGTCACAGAGTAGTCAGACCAATGACCACAAAAGGTTTGAAATATGCAATTAAGACTAATGAAGATCTAAAAGAATTAGACAAAAGGATCAAATACCTGGTAGAAGTAGACAATGATATATGTAGAATGGGTAAGATGTTATTACAAAATCCAAAGACTAAGAAACAATTAGGAATCGCTGCAATCAAAAGACTAATATATGCACACATTGATAAAGAAGAATGTATGCAATGTGATATCTTTTTACAAAAGAATCCTACGTTTTTGGATGACTTACAATAATGTGGACATATCAATCATATCTGGACTTAGTCAAAGAGGGAATGGATGAGAACTGTACGTTCTTCTTACGTCACGATGTTGACATATCAATCAAAAAGGCTGTAGAGTTAGCAGAGATAGAAGCAGACAAGAACCTTCACAGTACATACTATATACTGTTAACATCTCCATTCTATAACGCATTAAGTGATACAAACATTCAACGAATTAAAACTATCAGGGAATTAGGTATGGGTATCGGACTACATTATGATCCGTCACTATGCAAAGATGGCAATGACAGAATGGTATCTGAGATAGTTATGCAGACAAGATTACTTGAAAGCTACATAGGGGAACTTAATGGCATATCAGTAACATTCCACAAACCTGTAATGGGAGTAGAGGTAGATGAGGAACTCATAAGTAAACTAGACGAGGTAGACATATACTGTCCTAACTATGATACAAGATTCAAATATATCAGTGACTCTGGACATAACTGGAGAGAAAACCCACACGATACATTTATCGAATGTGATTATGTCCACATGAATACACATCCAGAATGGTACACTCATGTAGGATTAGAGATGGAGGAATGTTTACACGATTTGGATTTGGATAAGGATGCAGATAAACTAATTCAAAGGGAAATAAACGAGATAAGACATTACAGGGAGAAGATCAATGACTAAGAAATTCCATAAATGTGACGTATGTAAAGGTACTGAAGGCATATATGTCAAAGTATGCAAGGCCACAGGAGAACAAATAGAAACATATAAGGAACAGTTTGAAAGACTAGCAAGGATAATGCGTGACGATAGAAACTTTGTATTACATAATCCTGGAGTAGATGAGCATTGACTAACCCACAATACGGAGGAATCTGTTTGGATTTCTACAAGGAGATTCCAAAAAACTATAAGGATATAATACACATAGGTAAGAACGTATTCATTAAATCAGGTACTATTATAGGAGGAGAAGGATTTCACTTTGAAAGACAGGAAGACAATACATTAAAGTTTACACCTCACAGACATGGAGTACAGATACATGACGACGTACATATCGGAAGTCACTGTACTATCGATAGAGGTCGTGTAAGAGACACGGTGGTCAACGGCGGTACTAAAATTGACAATGGTGTCCAGATAAGCCATAACTGTATAATAGGTAAAAATTGCATCATAGGTCAAGGAGCAAGCATATTAGGAAGCGTAGAGATAGGGGATAACAGTGAGATATGGAGTAATGCAGTAATACACCAAGGAGTAAAGATAGGGAAAAACTCAGCAGTAGGAGCCAATACATATCTAAGAAAGGATGTACCTGATAATCATGTAGCATATATGGGCCAAGATGGACTAGTTATCAAACCAATGTCTGAATCAAAAAAGTATAAAAAGAGAGGGGGGGGTGTTTCAAAAACACTCAATTCTACAAAAGCAAATGAATGTACCTGGTAGTACCACACACAGAAAAAATTTCTACACCTCTAATAGCTTTTAACACACACACTTTTTCTGATATATAAGGCTTTCGGTAATATAAGTGTTTCGCTAAAAATCGCCTAATATTAATGTTTCGTTTTGTGGACTTAGAAAAATTCTGGTTTTATTTTTTCCTGGATTGTTGTCCTGTAATTATTTTCAAAATGTTTTCCTGGAATTGTTGAAAAACTTTAGATTAAATCTAAAGTATGAAAATAAAATAAAAAGGTAAGGATTAACCTAAGCCTAAGGGGAATTAAGGATTTGTCCCGATTTCCAATGATGTCTATTCTTTATTGCGAATAGCCGACGTCCTTTAGTCTATGTTGTTAAATCCACTCTTGACGGATGAGCTTATAATCATCAAATAAGTGAGATGCTAGATTAGATACTAGGCTAAAACCCATATCCATGCCACATCCGCTTACTTTGTAACCTTCTCTTTTTCCGTCTCTTTTGTTGAAGACTTTGTTGGTTGAGTAATGAATTGTTATAGGACTTCCACCTTTGACATAAAACATATCAATTACACGATTCATACCAGAAGCACTAACGCTTCTAAGAATCGTATAAACGGTTTTTCCTTTCAATTCTTGTTTCAACTCTTCAGAAAGTTCTAAGTCTCTTTGTGTATCTCTAAGCAGCCAATCTTTATCAGTCCACTCTAAGATATTGATACTTTTCAATTCTTCAAGTCTTTGTTGTTGTTTTTGGTTCAACATTATAGAATTATAAGAATAAGGAGGATATAAATCAATCTCTCATTCTAAGATTATAGAACGTTAACTAGCTTTATATATGGAATTATCCTAAGATACTGTATGAATATGTTAGAACAACAACAAACATTGAACGAGGCATTAAGCCTTGTTTACGACGTTAACGACCAGGCAGTAGTAGAAGAAGTTAGCACAACACTTGAAAATATGATTAGTGAGCTAACTAAGAAAATAGAAGATATGGTCGATGCCAACGACAAAGTATTGGGAGACTTGAAATAATGTTTCTACATAAGATATCATTTTATGAAGAGGACGACGAAGGGAATAGAACATACTATACAACAAGTGAAGACTTTGACCATTCTTTATTGTGTGATATGTTAGACAAGGAAGACTTGGTACAAATCAAGGAGGATGAGGCCTAATGCATAAAGTCTTACAATTCCTTAAAGAATTACTCTGGGATGATATGGAGGACTTGAAATAATGGAACATAAATGCCCAGACTGTGAGGCTATTTTCACTTGTGATAGTAAAACATGTGGAGTACCTTATAATATAACATGTAGGCATCAAGGGGATGGATGGAACTAATGTTTGAATACTTTATGGCTGGTAGTATCATAGGCATTGCAATAGTTATAGGTGCTTGCCTAGCAGATTCCTTAAAAAACTATATAAATAGCCAATACGAAGATTAAACCAATGAAGCGAATTTTATTAATCGCATTGGTATTATCTTTATTATTTATCCCATTAATTGATTATGCAGAAGGCAAAAAAGACAAAGACAAAAAACCAAAGAAAAAGGACATAGTACAAGAGCCAATAATAAAGAAAAAGAGCAATAGTGACAATGACGATTATCTAGATAGGCCTACTTTTGGATTAAATTGGCGTACATATCAGCAAGAAATAGAGACAGGAATTAGGATTAATAGCATAAACTCTACCATAGATAATAACTGGAGGACTTTGGCAAATACCACATTAACAGATAGTAACACACTAGAGATTAACACTTTCTCAATTCATGGAATATCAGAATTAAGATTATGGTTTAACGTACCTTATGAGGACAAAACGCCATACTCAAAGGATAAGATAAGCTTAGACTTTAGAGAAAATAAGTTAATAGGATTAAACCAGGTAGGAGACATATCATTAAGTTGGATAGGCTTAGGATTAGGAGACAAATATCAGCATTTTACCCTAGGTATTCAAGGCAATAATACAGGCATAATCAGTATTGAAGCAAGGGATAATTTAGGCCAAGCACAATATTTATTCATACACCCAAAGATATAAATAAGGATAATATCATGTATAACTATGTCTATTAGACAAGAGACCAAAATAAGCCCTATCCAATGGCTTTTACCAATTTTCTTTGGTATCATTGGAGGCGTGATATTTTGGGCAATCAACAAGGACACCAACCCAGATACTGCTAGAACTGGCCTAATCCTGGGAATTGGTCTAAGTGCCGTATCTATTGCATTATATGCATTAATGGCACTCACAATGATGTTAGCTTAAACTAACACATTTTTTCTATTTTTTATCATAAAGAAAGGTTAATATAAGGGATAAGATATAGTATAGGTATGACAAAATCACAAGCACGAATTGAAGCAGAAATCAAAGCAAATGAATTTACAACTGAAAGAATGGGTCAAAGCCTCCATGAGTTCACACAACTTGAGCAAATAGCATTTATTCAAAACGAAGATGCAAGAGTGATAACCAATGAAGAAAAGGAGTTATTGGAGAGATAAATCATGAATGAAATTTGGTTTGATGATCATTGCCCAAAAGAAATGCAATGTACTAATAAAAACTGCAATCGTATTAGATGTTTTATGGATAACAGTAAAAAATGCTTTAGCCATTTTAACAACTAATATCTTTTTTTATCAAAGTCCACAAAAGAAAGATTAATATAAGGAATAATACATAGTATAGGTATGATTAAGTTTGATATAACAATCTGTAAAACTGGCAATGCAGGATATTTAGGCCAAAGCAGAGATTTAGTAATCAATGCTATCAAAAAAGAGGTCTCTGATAAAGTATACAGAGACGGAGGTATTACATGGACTAAGAACGGTAAACAATATCACGTTGAGGATATACCAAAATATAGTAAAGAGCAATTAGAACAAATTTATAAATCTGGTAATATTTACAAAGGTAGTAAAAAACCAAAATACGGATATGTTAGAGAGTTAACAATCACAGAGGAAGATTAATATAAGGAATAGAATATACTAGAGTATGCAGATTCAATCTAGCAACAAACAAGAATGGTATACAGTGACAATAGGCCATTGTACTTGCAACGACTATAAATATCGTGTGGCTACTGGCAAAAAAGACCATTGTAAACACCAGGCACAATATGCCAAACTCAAAGGTATAGAGCTTTAATCTATACTTTTTTCTTATTTTTATCAAAGTCAACAACGATAAACATCAACGTTTAACATAGAGAAAGATATATTAAAGGGATAAGACATACTATAGATATGTCAACAGATTTCTTAAATTGGAATTGTGATGATTTAACCACAGAGCAAAAAGCACAAAATGCAAAAGCTTATGAGGCTAAAATCACACAAGGACAACAAAGAACTAATGCACATGATATCAACGATGCATTAATGGAAAATCCAACCTTAGAATTAAAGGACTTGTAATTTTTTTAAAGTCCACACCTTTTTATTTATATTAGCTACACCTAACTACACACACCCACACATAACTAATGATGTGGCAATATCCCATAAGTCCAGGGGTATAGATAGAGAGAATAGAGATAAGGAATTAAAACACCTATAGCAATAACAGTAAGACTTATAATAGGCATGAGTATTAGATAGTATAGTTAGGTTAGTATAGAGATACTAATAATACACATGTAGGCCTTATCAGGGTGCGTGAGACGTGGGAAACTTGGTTAAGCCACACCTAACTGTTTATCATAAAGTCATAGGCGTGTCACGCCTAGTTACTTTATTACTTCCACTTATTTATTCAAGAGGACAGCAACTCTTCCCTATATAAACGTTTCGTTCTAAATAGATTCCTTGTGTGCTATATAGGCACACTATCCAACTATATAGATTAAGGCCATATATATACCTTTCGTTGCTTTATATACTCAATGACCTGGATTAAACATTTATATTAGGCCAATGCGTAGATAAAGTGCCGTTTGGCCTATTTTTGGCCTAAGGTAATGTACCTAAGCGTACCGTACTTAAATACTCTGGCCTATTTAAGTACCTGAAAGTACCGTACTTAAATACCCCCCCTGGCCATGCCTAGGGATAGTTACATATAAATCTATCGTTGGCCTAAAAAAACGCACCCGCCACAGAAACACTTATATATGGGGAAAAGCCGTTTTTTAAAGCCGCAAAAAAATTCCGAAATTGGTTATTAGGCTGGACTAATACTTATCCGCCAAATTGAAAAATAAGACTTATCCGCCAAAGTCGAAGTCTAAAGACTCTCATGTTTCCGCCCAAAAATTGATAATACATTCGTCACACTCTTGCCAAGGATTATTGACTCTACGCTTGCAACGAGGACAACGAGCCATGACTACTCTGGTGGCATTTCTTTTAACAGAATCTTGGTTATTTCGTCTAACTCATCCATAAATGCGTTAAACTCAGTAGCATCAGGCAAGTGCAGGCCTAATTCTTCCAGGACTTTCTCTGTGGCTACTTTGACTGCTTCACGAACGACTTGCTCGTTCTCTTTAGGATTACTCAATAATTGGTTGTCACAAGTGCCCTGATAATAGGCAAGTGTGCATAACTCTTTCTCGCGGTTAGATAACATGATTATCTCCTACTGCTCAGGGTTATAAACCTTGCGGTCATAGTCTTTCCAATTTCTTCCTCTAGGCACGCGACCCATAAAGTGACAGTTCGGACAGTGTTGTGCCACATCCCAACTATGCTTGCGGCCTTTGACGTGCATACAGATTCCGCAAAGTTTGCATCTCATTTCTTAACCACCTTGCCTTTACGCATCTCATAGTCTTGACCTTCATGTGTTGCCAAGAAACACTTTCTGCAAAGTCTGTATTTTTTCCAATAAAAGGCGGTTCCAGGATGTGCTTTATTGCGGATTACTTTTCCGCAATTTTTGATACACTTATCCCAATAACGGACATTCTCAGAAGCTTGTTGCCAATGTTCTCTTACCATGCCATACTATCTATGCTTGATGATATAAACGTTTCGCTAATTAAGGACAGTATATATTGCTAATTAAGGACACAAAAGATTATAGAATAATCTGTAAATAGCAGATATATAGTGTATAGTATAATATAACGCCGTTATAGTAGTCTTTGCTAATTAAGGACATTTCTTATGTTTTTCTCATCCTTAATTAGCTTTATATAGCTTCCGTGCATTGCTATAACTTCCTCGGTAAGAAGCCCTTCGGGCTTCAATACTGTTTATATAGTATTTTTAGACTTTGAAAGATATGTCTTACTTTAAGAAAAGCAAGAAACCAAGTCCGTCATTTGGGGAACCAAAAAAGGTTGAGAAACCAAAGGTAAAATGCAAGTTCCATAAACAACATGATAGACACTGTGTCGATTGTAACAAATAGAAACACTTATATATTACTATCTCCTATATATGGTACGCCTGTCTGGGATTACCCTAAAACGGTAGCCCACTTAAGGTGTATTGACTAGTTAATGGGAGAAAAGCGTAGAGACGTTATCTCCTCGTTCTTTTTTTAGAAAAATAAAAAAAAGTTAGTTTGTGATATATTTTCTACCACGCCTAACTACTTGATCCAGGTTAGTGTATATTCTTTTACACTCTCCGTCAAGACAGCGTTTCATGTGTCGTTTAGGCAATGTCTTAAAGCACATTTGACATTCAGGAAACTCTCCTGCTCTGCCTTCATGAAAGGCCTTTAACATTGTCTCTCTGTGGTTGTCTCTACAGCTTGTACAGTAAAAAGCCCTGCGAGTCGTAGGAGCATCACAGTCACAACACAAGTTGATATCTTTTCTTCTGCAATTTGCACATCTTATGCGTTTACCCCATGCGTGTGCACCGCAGTTAAAATTACAACATTGCATAATGTTTATAAGGTATTACTTACATATAAATCTATCCATGCCTCGATTCCTACACTTGTTCTCAATGGCTGGAATTGCTGAAATGATGTGCAAGTATGGTGCTGGTGACAAGGTATTACAATTAGACAATCTGGATCCGTTTGGCTTTACAGAACATTATGGCGTAACAGAAAAGTTCAGTGATGTTAACGACCTGATTAGAAGGGCTATAGAATTAGAACCTGAATATGACTATGTTATCATTCACGACTTTGTAGAATTCAAATATCATTTTACACCAAGCAAACTTATCTTCGTATTTCATGGCTCCAAACTCAGGAACATGGCTCAAAAGGATATTGACAAATATAGTAAATGGCCATGTTATATTACTACCCAGGACTTGTGGGAGCAAATGCCTAACGCAACATACTTGCCAAACATGGTAGACTTGGAATTATTTTATGACATAAAATACGAACCCGAAGAGAAAAGAACATATCTTTGCATAAACCGTAAAAATGACAGAAAGTTTATAGAAAAAAGGATAAGGGAAAGATACCCAGATATAGAATACTTTGAGAGAAACAATAACAATTTCATAAGATATCAGGATATGCCTGATTTTCTTACACAATATACTGACTATGTTGACATAAAGTTCACATACGATGATCCGCCAAGAACCTTACCATACCCTTCGTGCACAGGATTACAGGCTTTGGCTTTGGGTATGGATGTCCATGATAAGGATGGAAACCTGCTAGACCGAAAGCTTTTAATAGTACATGGAGCTAAGTACGTGGTGGAGAGGTTTTTGAAAGATTGGGTTTCTTAACTAATTTTATTAATGGATTAAAAAAGTCGTTTAGTGGCAAGGACTATTTACGAGATATTAATACTTGTAGAAGATGTAATAAACCTTGTTTTTTTGATTCATGTTTGCAATGCGAAATGGATGAAGCTTATAGGGGATTTTATGACAAGAAGTAGAGGCCCAGAGAAATCCAAAGAGTTACACGAATATGTAAGCAGCCAATGGATGTTCTTTGGCAGAAATGCATATCAGATTAGCGACCAAATAAACAAGGACACAGAACTAATGTCCAAGTTTGGAAAGACTAGTCCAGCAGGCATACACTACCATGTTAAACAAATCCAGGAGGAAATGGAAAACAGCATAAACGAGGATGCAATGGATACCTATATTGGAGAGTTCATAAGGGCACGTTTAGGCTTTGAGAATGACGTTGCAGCACTAGAGGAAATCATGAAGAATGAAAGGGATAAAGGTCTGGATGAAATGGACAAGGAACTATACTTAAAGTTTGCAAGGACAAGACATGAGATTAAACTGGATTCATTCAAGATGTTACAAGATTCAGCATTACCATTACAGGTTAAGAAACTAAAGATGGAACGTGCAAAGCTCAGACCTGCAAGACCAATGCCAAAGGTAGAGGACAATGGGGTTAGCGAGTAAGGCAACTCTAGCAGCACTAAGTAACGCTGCAACCAGAGACGTACCTATCGTACCTGAAAGGTTCTGGTGTAATGACTCGTTGTCAGAAGACGAGCATTGCTGTTTTTGGCATTTCATATTTCATCCGCTTGGTGGCCCAGAACGTGATGGTGTATATCATCCTTGTTATGCGTATGAACAGGAGATTCTAAACAAGATGCAAATGGAGGAATTGGAAGAAAACAGGACAAACTCTTGCAAGTCTTTTTGCGTTTACAAAGCAACGGGTTTGGGATTAACAGAATTTATATTATTATGGATAGTATGGAAATCATTGGTAGATCCTTGGTTTAGTGGCAAGGAAGCCATGATTATTACTGGCCCAAACGTTGATTTGGCACAAGATTTGATACTTAGAGCGAAGGGTTTTTTAACTAAGAAAGGTTTGGGATATATAGATCATGGAGCCTACGAACTCGACATCAACGGAAGCAGAGTTAAATGCTATCCGTCGAATAACATCCACTCTGCTAGAGGTAAACCAAAAGTTAGCGTATTCTTTGGCGACGAAGCAGCTTTCTTTAAGCTCAGAGACGATAGCATCGTTAGAACCGTTGGAGAGAGATATATTGGAAAGTCTAATAGTTGGGTTATTTGGGTTAGCACAGCAGGAGAAGAGCCTAAAGGATTCTTCTACGATATTATGGGAGAACCTACCACAGGAGCAGAGAAAACAATATACGAAAGATTTCATTACTATGTTGAGGCAGGCTTACAAAAAGATCCTCAAACGAAAACATCGATCTTTACGCCGAAATATTTAGAGGAAGCAAGCAATGCAAGAAGTTATGAAAGGGAGTATCTTGGAGTATGGGGTAAGAACGTTGGAGATATCTTTAGTCCAGAGGGAATTGAAGCCTGCTGTCAAGAGGAGTATAGTTGGAAGATAGATGATAATACTAATGATAGAGTTATTGGAATTGATCCTGGCTTTGGAAGCTCCGAATTTGGAATATGCATTATGCAAAAGGACAAGGGGAAAAAGGCTGTAATCTATGCAGAGTCTTTTGAACGTGAATCTTACATTGATATCGTAAACAAGATTAACGAACTCAGCAAAAAATATAGAACCAAACGTCTATTTGTAGACGGCTCATGGGCTGAAGGTATCAGAGACCTTAGAGACAAATACATGATGAACGTACAGAACGTATCATTCTTGCAATACGGAGAGAAGATGCTAAACTATGCTGCAAATGCCGTAGACTTTCAGGAAGTCAAGATACATCCAAGTTTCAAGAAACTTAAAATGCAACTCATGACAATCAAGTATAACGCAAAAGGCGGAACCAACAAAACCAAGGTAAACACATTCGACCTTGGAGATGCTTTCTTGCTTGCAATGTACTATTATAAGATGGGTTCAGGAACATTGGCAGGAGTAGGATAATGGGATTCTGGGCTTGGTATAACAGGAGAGTAACAGAGTCATTACTAGTAACAGCAGTAATACTATATCTACAGATACCACATACAATAACAGCAGGAGAGTGTTTCTTCCTGGACAGCAACTACTTTATCCATGTCCATCCTGTAACAGACTTTCTGTTATATGGAATTGACTTGTTAGAGATTATACCTTTAATAGCAATTACGATGACACTTTACGCACGCTTTAAGGCTTCTATCTCTTCATCATAAGACAAACCTTCTTCTTTACAATCACAAAAACCGTGATCATATTCCATACAATAACCTTCTCCATGTTCTTTGCCATGCATTAGCATACCATGTCCACAAATGTGACAAACCTTATGCATTTCTTTTTCTCTTAAATGTATCTTCTAATTTCTTTTTTATCTTGTCAGTTCTACTAGGTAGTTTCCTACTATGTTTTTTAGATTCTTTAGGCTTGCTGAAATCTGCTACAAAAGACTTGTGGTCTCCAATAGTAACGATAGGGGTAATACCTCTCATGAGAGCAACATATAATATAACATTAGGATCAGTATTCTTGCGTAGACTATTCATACAGTATTCATCACTAAAATAAGCAGGCCATGTAACTATCTCATAACAATGTTGCTGCTCCAATTCATCTATTTGTTCGTTACGAACCATAGGATAAACTGGAGCAGGTGTATGAACGGCTAACAACACTTCCTATTATGGTACTAACTATATAAAGGTTATGGTTTTGTACCTAGATATGGATCAAAAGACATGGGCACAAGGGGATTTTACAGATAGTGCAACTTATGACCTATCAGGAACCGTATATGATGAGAATACCTTTGCAACAGCAAGAGACATATCCAGTTTTACAGGAACATTCAGATTAATCAACCAACAAGGAGACACAATATTCTCAACAACACAGAATTTAACATTAAATGCAGATGGAACATTCTTGGTAAAGTTTGCAACAGGAGCTACACCAGCAGTACAAGGAACATACAAGGTTAGATTAAGATTAGAGGTATCTGGATCACGATTAACCTGTGTAGGTGTTAATGGATCCGATGAAGTGTACTTTGAGTACGATTAATTACTTCACTTTATACAAAAACTACTAGAAAAAGTCACATGGCAGACATTTTTACCGTTAGAAAGACCATTTCTGGTTCAAATACACCTGTTTTACCTAAAAATACCGAGATTAAGGAGAAATATGACGGTTCAATCAGGGTAATTGAGGCATTTAATCAGAAAAGTGAGGTAAATCAGAGTGATTTTGTCGATGAATTGGCTCCAGATAGACCATTTGTTGAAACAATCAACGCAATTAACCAAGATCCTAGATTAAACTTATCAAATGAAACATATATCCAAATGGTGCTTGGAAAAGGCATCAGAGTGGCTGCAAAGAAAGAAAGTGTAGCAGAAATGGTAGAAGAATGGTGGACAGAGATTAATTGGGATGAACAATTAGAAGATGCATTATATTCTTACCTTGGATGTGGTAATATGTTCTTTGAACATGATCCAACTTACAAAGAATATGTTGAAGTACCAATTACAACACTTCAAAGCATTGTAAGAGACAAAAAAGGAAATGTAAAATACTATTTACAACACGTTAACGATCAAGATATCAGATTAAGACCAAATGAGGTAACTCAATTCAAACTAACTAACGTATCAAGAGAGCCATTTGGCAGAGGACTACATCACAGTGTATTATCAAGTTATATTAATCCAGATACAGGAGAGATTTATGATTCTCCATTAATCCAAATGAAAAAGATGGAAGATGCAATGCCAAAGATATTTGAAGGTCATGCAGATCCAACAGTAATGTTCCACTTTGCAGATGCAGGAGAACAATTCATCAAGACTCAAGCAGATGCATTAAAGAAGATGAAACATGGATCAAAGATAGTTACAGATAAGGAGTTCGATGTCAAAGTTATAGAGTCAAGTGGAAACAGCAAATTCGAAGGTTACATTGAACACATTCAAAGAGACTTGTTAGAGCCAGGTTCTAAGTTCCCATTACAATTCTTCAACGCAGGATTTACAGCAAGAGCAGCATCAGAAAGTACCGATTCTGTATTGACCAGAAAGGTAAAGAGAATTCAATCAAGATTAGCAAACCAAATCAAGATTAAAATGGTATTGCCATATCTTAAAGCAAGAGGAAAGAACATCAAATCTAAAGATATTCAAATCTTCTTTGAGACTCCTCAGAAACAAGAAGCAACAGTAGGAGATGTTACAACATCATTTAGAGATAATATTATCAGACGTAGTGAAGCAAGAAAGTGGTTTGTAAACAACTCTAGTATCGATATAAACGAATCAGATATGGATGATGAACCTCCTATCACAAGTGTAACACCAACAGGACAGATGAGAGACAACAGATCTGGACAGTTTGGAGGAAATGTAGGAGACGATACTTCTAATAATGATCAAGAGGAAAAAGTATTTGAAAGAGTTTTGACTGATCTTAAGAATATGGTTAACATGAGAGAAGAACTAGCAGCACATGAGAAACGCAAGAACACTGAAGAAATACTAAACTTTATAAAGGGGTTAAAAGATGCTTAAGATTTACTTAAACCCAGAAGCAGATAAACTCATAGAATCCTTAGATCTAGGAAGAGTATCATTAGGAGAATCTGTCAAATATACAGTATACATGAAGAACACTGATCCAGAATGGTCAATTCATAATATTAAAATTGAGAACGCTAATCCTGAATTAAGATTCGAAGCACCTGAAACATTGAAACCAAATGAGGTTCAAGAAGTTCACGTTTATTGGACTCCAAAGATTACAAACAGAAAACCTCTTAGAGCAGAATTCAAATTCTCAGGCGATATCTTCATAGGATAATGGCCTTTGCTGAAGCAGACTTTGCTACTAGCAATTTCGCAGCATCTAATTTTGCAATAGATATAGTTAAGAAACCAGGTAAGAAACTCATATCATATCCTGAGACAAACCACATTCAGGGTTCGTTACGAATCAGGGGAAACACAAGATTACCACAAGGAGATCAGGTTATCACAATAGTATCATCATTATCTCAACTAGTAGGAGAAACTGTAGAATATAACGGCGTTATAGGCTCAGATGCAGAACTACTAATAGAGGGAACAGGTACATTACCAACTAGTACCATAGATTACCGTACCATTGGAGCAACATATCTTAGCGTACATGAGAATGTCAAAGTAAATGGAGAAAAGGACTATTTACAGGTTATTAAGAAATTAGAACAACTAGTGAGTGAGAACCTTGGCTGATATTAAACATACGAGAGCAAACGCTGTTAAGCCAGGTCGTAGAGAAATTACAGTAGCCAATGATGTCAATATTGTCCATGACGATATTACCTTTGACTCAATACATAGATCTGAAGCAAGGTTAGAGGAGATTCATGCCACATTACTTCTTATCTTACAACAATTAGAGATAATAACAGGAGATAAAGTAGAATGAAAATAGAATCTGGAACAGGTAATGGAAGAGAAGCCAAAGTAGGAACAGATAACAGATTATTCACAAGATCAGTAACTATTCCAGAATCAACAAACGCATTAGATGCAGGTGATGCTTATAATATCAATACAGGTGTAGTATCTATCGCAGCAGAGACAGGTATGTTATATGTTAAAAACAATGAGGATAAAAATCTATTAATAGATGCAATAGCAGTAGGTATTGGAGCAGGATCATTTAACTCTACATCATTTGCAAAAATCACAGTTATCAGAAACCCATCAACAGGAACATTAATCGAATCAACACCAACAACAGTACCAATAACATCTAATAGAAATTTTGGTTCCTCAAATACATTGACAGCAGATATGTATGTAGCAGGAGCAAGTGGAGATACCATTACAAATGGAGATGATACCCTTATTATTGCAGCAGCAAACGCACAAAGCAGAGTATATGCAAATATTGGAATAGAATTAGCAAAAGGTAACAGTGTCGGTGTAAAAGTTGATCCAAACTTGTCAACAGGTTCAACAGATGTTTATGTAGCATTTGTCTGTCACTTACTTACTAAAACATAATAATGATTCCAGTTAAAATACATGATGGTCTAGGCAGAGGCCATGATGTAAGAGTATCACACGCAGGAGAATTAGTAACTGTAAGAGGAAATTATGATGTACCTAAAACAGCATCTATGACATCTACAGCAACAGCATATAATATAGCATTACCAAAAAACTCATATAGATTTATTATTACAGGTATCATACTTAACGCAGACAAGAACGTAAGTGCCACAGATGGTGCAGTAGTAGAAATATATGAAGCCAACACTTCAACTAGTACAACACAACTCAAAAACCTATTTACTCTTAACATCGGCAAGAATACTACAGTACCTATAACAGGAATATTAGTACAGACAACATCAGGAGTATATTTAAATGCAGAAACAGATGATGCTACAGTAAACATCACATTATTAGGATATTATCTTGAGAATGACGAATAAAATAGTTAATACTTCTCTATATCCTTAATATATCAAAATAAACATGGCTAAACGCATTGCAGGAATAGCATTAATGCCAAGAGAGAGTAGAAATGGCATATATTATGATACTGAAGAGTTAAAGAAATTCGATGGGGTTCAAGTACCATTAAGAGTAGAACATGGTGGCCCAGAAACCAATATCGGTACAGTACAATTCACTTATGATGAAGAGAAATCTCAAGTAAGATATGAAGCAGAAGTACAAGATGAGGGATGGCAAAAGGAATTAGATAATCAACAGTATCAAGTATCAATAGGTGCATCAGTATTAGAACAACGAGAATTATGTGATGCTCAAAGAGAGAAATGTCTAAACTCTCCAGTTCTTAAAGACATATTAGAATTAAGCATAGTTAAAACACCTGGAATTCCAGAATCAACTCTAGCAGTAGTAGAGCATTTCCAAGTATTATACGAAGATGAACAGGTTCCTATACCAAACAGTTTTGGAGGATTCCTAGATAGTAGTAGACTATTAGAAGATATCAGAGCATCTATTGTAAAAAAGAACCCTGATATGAGTCCAGAAGATAATGAAAGAAAGGCTCAAGAACTTTTGAATAATTTAGAAAAAGCATTTATGGCATTAATACAACCACCAACACCAATACCACAGGCTGAACCACAATTAGCTCCAACTAATACTGATAATACTTCCAATATACAAAATCCTTCAAGTGAAGATCACATGACAAACGAAATTTCTGAAAAGAATATTGAGGAAAAAGTCAAAGTAACCATCGAAACCGATGGCGAAGTAGAAGTAGGCAAAGCAGAAACAAAATCTGAAGTAGCCAAAGAAGTCGAAGCACCAGCTCCAACTCCTGAAGCAACCAAAGAAGATGTCTCTGAGAAAGTAGCCGAAAGAATTGAAAAATCCAATTCCGACACTTTGAAAGCAGTTATTCAAACTGTTTCCGAAGCATGGGCACCAAAATCTGAAGTAGCAGAATCCACTAACGATTCAATCGTAGAGGAAGACTTTACTGAAGATCAAGCCAAAGCTTTCATGGATAAACTCTTTGAAACAGGCTATAACAAATTGGTACTCGAAAAAGAAGGATGGATTTCACAACATACCACCCAACATCAAAGTGGTAGTGGAAGTGTTCAAGAAGCAATTTCAACATCAGGAACCATTCCAGGTGTTAAACAAGCATCCAACATTTCAATTCAATTAGGTGCAAAAACTGCAATTCCTATTAGACAGTATGGTCAATTCCAAGCTGTTCCAACAGGACAAAATACAGCAAGATTCTACAGAATCACTGTACCAGATGCAGGTGCAATTACTGAAAGCCCAACTACAGATATCACAGCAGCAACCCATACCTTAACATCTATCGATGTTACCTGTGCAATCAGAGGATGGAGACAAACAGTCGAGAAAGCAGAACTAGAGGACTATCCTGCAAGTTTCCTTAACGCAATTAGAGAAACTGCAAGATTAGAAGCCATTAGGGATGAACACAGACTCATTCTCCAAGACTTAGGTGCAACAGATCACGACTTTGGTGGCGTTACCACAGCACCTTACCACATTGGAGGTTCTGATGGTGCAGCAACAACTAACGCAACAGAAGAAGATGCAGATGGGGAACTAGACGAGGATGGTCTTACATTTAGTAAGAGATACCTTGAAGAATTAGGACAAGATACCTCTCCAGGTAACTTGATCGCCTTCATCAGCCCAAGAGCTTTTGAGAGCCTTATTTCTTCAACCTCACTATCCGAATATACCCAAATCGGTAACTCTAGTGTAACCAGATTAGGTCAAATGGAAAGACTCTATGGTATTGACATTATTGTCACTAATGAACTGGAGACAGGTCAAAACAATGCAGATAGAAACCTTGTTTGTGTTAAAGGCAAATCATGGGGATTAGCCTCACAAAGAAAGATGGAAATCGAATTCCAAAAGAATATTGCTGGTCAATATTGGGATATTGTCTGGACTCACAGAATTGGTGTAGATATACTCGATCCAAACACATACATTATAGTTTCTACGCCAAACGCTTAGAACTAAAACCACTTTTTTTATTTTTTTAAATACTTCTAATACCCATTTTGCCGCACTACTTATATATGGATATCGAACAACGTTTATTCGATAAATTAGACTCTATAGAGCATAGATTAACGGATTTGTGCACCAGATTGACGGTATTAGAGACTGAATATAAGTCTCATTTAGAAGATTTACAAAGGGAACAAGATGGTAAAATAAGACGTAGGGATTTCATCATAGTAATAGTAGGTATATCATTAGGATTAGTAGAAGTCTTACGCTCACTAGACATTATCTAAAACAAAAGAGTTATATAGTGTATCTCTGTGAAGACTTCATGGCAAATAACCTAAGATACTATGGTTTAGGTGCATATACAGGACTCGTAGCATTATTCGTAGCCCTCGATAAAATCGCATTTGACCAAAACACAGCCATTGCTTTATTAGCACCTGTGGCAGCAGTTATCGGAGCTGACTACTTAAAACACCGAAACGATTAGATAGGGCTTTAATACCTATTCTACTCTTTATTTTTTATGCCTTTAACATTCCACACTGAACACATTAACAAGAGATTTATCAAACAAACAATATATCATACACTAGCACATCTATATGTCAGAGACCTAAAAGGATGGTTAGATAAATGGGATATTCATGTATGGGATGTTAATGATACACGAACTGCATACTTTGGTCACATTAAAACTACATCAGGACAAAAGATAAACCCTGATATGCCAAGCGGTGTAACAGGAAAATACAGAATGGATCT